AACGAAAAAAGATTTGACGTTATCCATTATGCAACGTTTAAAAAGGTTATTCATGGTTAGAGTGTTACACCCCCTAGAAATGGGTGAAAACTACTTCCCGTGGTTGTTTGCAGATCACGGGAATTTATTTGACAACATCGGGCAGGCGATTAATTTTATGCAGGGTTACGGGCTAAAAGATTCAGAGATTCAAACTTTTCACTTTATCAATGAAGATTAATTATTTTAAATAAGTTCTTGACTTACTTAAATAGCAATGTTATAATTAGTTATACCATTTAGGAGGTAGTAAAATGAAAAAAGAATTGTTGGTTAAAAGAGAGATGGCGAAACAAATTGCGATGCAGTGTCTAAAGCTGAACAGCATCGGTGATGAAATGCAAGGTGGCTATGGTCCAGCCGTTTGGTTTGAACTAGAACCACACGTTGGATCGATAACAGTAAGAGTTCTTAAAAACGGTTGGATTAAAGACAGTAACGACGACGACAACGACCCTGATTATAACATAACATTATGGGACTTTTCAGATCTGAACGATTATCAGATCTGCATGGATTATCTAAAATCATTGGAGGTATAAAAATGAAATTGTATGAAATTAATGAACAAATTGAATCGTTGTTGAGCCGCGAAGTTATTGACATTGAAACTGGCGAGGTTTTAGACGACAATGGTTTTGAAGAACTGAAATCACTTGAAGCTGAAAGAGATTTAAAACTTGAAAATATCGGCTTGTTTATAAAAAATCTTGACGCTGATGTACTGGCAATTAAGGAAGAAGAAAAGAAGCTTGCAGACCGCCGAAAAGTAAAAGAAAACAAAGTAAAAAGCGTTAAGCAGTTCTTGTCTGATTACTTGCAAATTGAAAACCTTAAAAAGTTTGAAACGGCTAAAATTAAGTTAAGTTTTAGAAAGTCAGAATCGGTTAACGTAACGGTAGCAGCTGAAAAGTTACCGTCTGAATACTACAAAGAAAAAACAGAGTACACGGCCAATAAGATTGAGATTAAAAAAGCATTGAAAGCAGGCGTTGAGATTTCCGGCGCTGAATTGGTTGAGTCGAACAATTTGCAAATAAAATAGCGGGCTTATTGCCCGTTAGAATTTGAGGAGGTAGAAGAAAATGAGATATAAATATTATGTAGTTTACAACTATTACAAACTAACCGGCGATGGCGTTGGCTGCATGTGCCATGAACGAGGTGATAAATTAGATAGCATTGAAAAAATAATCAGTTTGCAGGCTAGTGTTTTAGAAAATGCAAAAAAAGAAAACCAAACAATCAATCAAGTAATTATCACAAATTTCATTTTAATTGATGAATTTGAGGAAGGTGAAGAAAATGAAATTTAGATTGTTAAACGCTGACGAAATCGAGTGCAGGGTTTCAACCGTAAGCGAAAAAGGATTATCATTATTGCTTTACAAGGATGCCCGGGCCGATATGAATTTGCTAGATGAAACAGTCGGCCCGATGAATTGGCAAAGGTCGCATACTAGAGACAACGCCAACTGTATTGTTAGTATATGGGATGATATAAAAAATCAATGGGTGTCGAAAGAGGACACCGGTACAGAATCATTTACCGAAAAGGAAAAGGGTTTGGCATCAGACAGCTTTAAACGTGCCTGTTTTAATTGGGGTATTGGCCGAGAGCTATACACAGCACCGAAGTTAATATGGATAATGGCATCTGATATTAAATTCGCAGAGAAAAATGGGAAAAAGACAACGTATGATAAATTTATCGTTAAATCAATAGGATATACCGACAAGGGAATTATTAACACGCTTGAAATTGAAAATACAAGAAGCCGTAAAACAGTTTACCAGATGAAATCGACAGCTACACCAGTACCGGAAAAGCTAATTGATAAACCACAACAAGACCAGTTGTTGAACTTGATTTTAGAAACTAATTCGGACCCGGCGGCGATGCTTACAAAGTTCAAAGTGTCTGACGTTGCCGAATTAACAGAAACACAGTTTAAAATTGCCATGAAAAATTATTTAAAAAAGAAAGAGGTATCACATGAATAAAGCAGTAATTGTAGGCCGATTAGTTAGAGATCCTGACGTTAGAGCGTTAAACGACGGTAAAACAGTTTCAAATTTCACGGTGGCAGTTGACCGCCGTTTTAAAAACAAGAACGGCGAAAAAGAAGCGGATTTTATACCTGTAGTAGTTTTTGGAAAGCCAGCCGAGTTTGTAGCAGAGTACGTGAAAAAAGGTAACATGGTATCAGTGGCCGGTAGAATCACCACCGGAAGTTATGACAACAAAGAGGGTAAAAAAGTTTATACCACCGAAATAACAGCAGATGAAGTTAATTCCATTGGTAGCAAAAAAGATAATCAAGCCGGAACAGATTCAGAATCACAACAACAAGATAGTAAATTATCTGTTATGGATTTAGACGAAGATTTTTCATTGATGGCAGATGACGACGACATACCATTCTAAAAAGTAACACATATATCAAAATTAAGCCATGAGAGCCTGTTTTAAGCCTTAAAACTTAAAACAGGCAATATTATAAGGATAATAAATAAAACAAACGAGAGGTGCGCATATTGGATAAAACAGAATACTACACATCAAAGCAAGCTGCCGAGATTTTAGGCATCCACAAACAGACCGTAGCAAAGTGGATTAAGTCCAGCAAGCTTGCAAGCGTAAAAATAGGCGGTGGCCGCTGGTCCAGAAAGATACCACGCTCAGAAATCGAACGTCTGGCCAGCGAACAAACGGCGTGGGCTGATGGAGTACGGGAACGGATGGAAGCAGAGGATAAGCATGGATAAAACCTTGTTTTTTTTATTTCAAACTATTTAAAACTATTTCAAATAACCTCTTGACTTATTTAAAATAAGGTGCTATAATGAGTTATAAAATAAATTAAAGGATGGTAACGAAATGAGACTAGAAAGATACATTGGTAGCAGTTTTTACTTTGTTGTTTTTGAAAAAGGAAACCACGTTTTAAAAATTGCAAATGACTGCGAAGGCGTAGAAAACGAAATAATTTCTTTTGGACATTTTGAAATATGCCTTGAAAAATTAAACGAAATAGAGTCATCTTATTACGATTCTTTTTATTTATAAAATATAATTTAATAGCAAAGCGATCAGTAAATTAGAAGCCTAGCGGCTTCTTTTTTTACAAACTTTTAAAAATTAAGTGTTGACACTTTGTGGCTAGGGTGGTATAATTGTGACATAAGTAAGGAGGTGGGAAACATGATGACAACTAAAGAACTCGCTAAGTATTTGCAGGTACACGAAAACACGATAGGCCGTTACGTTAAAAAAGGAATGCCATGCGTGAAGCTAGAAAAGGCGATCCGATTCGATCTTGACGATGTTTTGAGATGGATTAAAGAACAGAGCGAAAAAGAAAAGAAAGGCGAATAAATGGCAAATAGACGGATGTTTTCACAAACAATAATTGACAGTGATGCGTTTTTAGATATGCCGTCAAGTACGCAGGTTTTATATTTTCATCTTTCAATGCGGGCTGATGATGAGGGTTTTGTTAATAACCCAAAGAAAATACAAAGGATGATCGGATGCAATGACGATGATATGAAATTGCTTATACTCAAAAGATTTATTCTTTTATTTGAAAGCGGCGTTATTGTTATTAAACACTGGAAGATACACAATTGCATAAGAAAAGATAGGCTAGTTGAAACATCATACCAAGAAGAAAAGGCTTTGCTATACGAAAAAGAAAACCTTGCTTACACGCTTGATAAGACTAAAGCTAAAGACACCGCAACCATATGTCAACCAAGTGACAACCAAGTGACAACCAATAGTCAACCAGATGGGAGCATAGGTAAGGATAGTATAGGAGAGGATAGGTTAGGTAAGGATAGTATAGTAAAAGATAATGCCGTTAATGATTTCTTTGAATCAATTTGGAGGTTGTACCCGAACAAGAAAAGTAAAACGGCTGTAACGGCAAAAGCTAAAAAAGAATTGCAAAAATACAGCTATGAAGAAATAGTGAGAGCAATAGAGCGTTATGAGCACGAGGTTAATGCTTGCAATTACGAGCGTGATTTTATGCACGGCTCAACATTTTTTAACGGCCGATACATTGATTATCTAGACGAAAACTTTGAAGAAGAAGTAAAGCCTAAAAGCAATAAAAAAGAAGATCCAATTTTTAAGATGATAAAAGGAGAAGTTGATGAACAGAGAAGAAACGGCGAAATTAATCGGGATGATCAGAGGTGCCTACCCATGGCAGACGAATATCCATTCTGAAGAAGTGGCGGCAATGATGCTTAATCTATGGCATGACATTTTTAAGGATTACGAGCCTAAGCACGTATTTAATGCGGCTATATATGTAATCAAGCACGATACATCTGGTTTTGTGCCATCAATCGGCGTATTCGTCCAGAGAACAGAGGTTGAAAAAGAACGGCCGGTATATACTCAAGAAGAACGTGACCGGGTTAAACGGATTAAAGCACAATGAGTTACGAACTTGACAGCAATGACATTTTAACATTTGCTGATACGATTAACGGCCATAAAAAAGAAAAGGGCGATGAATTATGGTTTGAGCATTGCCCGTATTGCGGTAACGATTCAAAAGATACCTATACATTTTCGGTCAACAAGAAAACAGGGGCTTTCAATTGTTTCCGGGCATCGTGTTCAAAGCAAGGGCATTTCGTAGAGTTGGCCAGAGATTTTGATTTTAAGCTTGATTTTAACGACGGCCGGGGGGATAAAGAATATAAGATCATACCAGCTAAAGAAATTATTGTTAGGGATGAAGCGGTTGAGTATTTACAGACTAGAGGTATCTCAAAGCGAACGGCTGAAAGATATAAGATCACAACGCAGCAGAAAAACAAAAATATACTGGTGTTCCCGTTTTATAACATGGCCGGACAAATTGAGTTTGTGAAGTATCGAAATATGAAGCACGTCAAAGGGCAAGGCTCAAAGGAGTGGGCGGAGACCGGGATGCGGCCGATATTGTTCGGAATGAAGCAATGCAATATGAGCGAAAAAACGTTGGTGATCTGTGAGGGTCAAATTGATAGTTTATCCGTTGCGGAGTGTGGTATTGAAAACGTGGTAAGCGTTCCAATCGGTGCGACGGCGTTTACGTGGATAGAAAACTGCTGGGAATGGCTGGAAAACTTTAACGATGTAATTGTTTTTGGTGACAATGAAAATGGCAAAATGACACTGTTAAACGAGATAGAAAAGCGATTGCCGGCCAGAGTAAGGGCTGTTAATATTGACGATTATTTCGGGGAAAAAGATGCAAATGCGATACTGATGAAGTATAAAGAGGGCGCAATAATAAGCGCCATCGGAAACGCTAAGGCATTGCCTGTTAAAAGCGTTAAAGATTTGTCAGAGGTTGAACACGTAAGCGACCACGATCGGCCGAAGATTAAAACGAATATTAAAGAGATTGACCGGGCTTTAGGTGGTGGGATGCGGTTTGGTGAGTTGGTTATCTTAACTGGTAAATGTGGCGATGGTAAAAGTACATTCATGAGCCAGTTAATACTTGAAGCACTAGAGCAAAACTACAATTGCTTTGCATACTCCGGGGAACTTGCTGATTTCCAGTTCAAACAATGGCTAGACCTTCAATCAGCCGGGGCGCATAACCTGGAATATAGCACGAACGAATATGGAGATGATGTTTATTTTTTAAATCCGAATATCGTTAAATCAATCAATAAGTGGTATAAAGGTCGGGTTTTTCTATACGACAATGAAATCATTGACCGGAAAGAAAACGAGACTGAAAAGCTGCTGAAAACCATCGAAAAGATGATCAGGCGTTATGATACAAAGTTTATCTGCCTTGACAACTTAATGACGGCCGTTGATGTAATGGCCGGTGATAAGATTTACTCTTTACAGGGTGAGTTTGTTGATAAGCTGAAAAAGATATGTAAAAAATATCAAGTTGTTATTGTATTGGTTGCCCATCCTAAAAAAACAAAGGATGAATTGGGGAATGATGATGTTAGTGGTAACTCTGATGTTACGAAATTAGGTGACGTGGTTGTGACGTATTCGAGGGATGAAGATAACGAATCAATCTATGATAGCCTGTTAGGGATCACAAAAAACAGAGTAGGTGGAACAGTGGCAAAAGGAAAGAACCGGATTAAATTGCTGTATTGTTCAGCATCGAAGCGTATATCTGGGGAAAGTGAAAATAAACGGGCATACGGTTGGGAAAAATATTTAAAGTGAGGTAGAAAGATGGAAAAGAAATATGAATATATGCCGTACTCATTTAGATTACGTGAGTATGAATATGAAAAGAAAAAGTTAATTGACAAATGTTTGAGTTGCGATGATTATGAAAAAGCAGTTCGTGAATTAGCAGAAACGCTGGATATTCAGGAGGTAGAAAGATGTTATTAATAAAAAATATTGAAACTTTGAAAATAAAAAAAGTAAAGCAATTTGCTGTTAATTTTGAAATTGATGGTGTTTCTTATTTAATTCATGATAATTCTGAGTCATATGAAAAGTGTTGCGACTTATATAAAAAAGAAACATTCGAAAACGGAAAATATAAATTAACTTTTATAACAGATTCGCGTTATAGTGTATCTGGTATTATGCCATACATGAAACCAGGTAAAACATATAATAGCATAAATAAATATGAGTTTATATTTAATATGCAAAAGGCAAAACTTTTAAAATCCACAAGCGATGCCATTAGATTGCTACAATCACAAGATGAAAATAGAATTAATTTATTAGGTAAAATATCCGAAATTGAAAGGATGTTAAAATGAATCACATGGACAAAATTTTAAATATTTTTAACGTTGAAGTCGGACAAAGATTTAATATCATAGATAGGCCATACAATCCATATTATTTTGATGAAAGGTTTTATTTGATTGATTGTGCTGGTGGTGTTAATAAGGTTTTTTTACTAAATGATTTAATTTATGGTGTTTACGAAATAGAAAGGATAAAAGATGATGATAAAACCGTTAAAGTATAATTGCTTAATAACAGATGCTATACCGTTTAGTGAGCAAGTTGTGGCAGAGATTGAAAGCATAAATAAAAAAGCAGATGAATTTATGATGTATTCAAAAATATGGTATGTTTTTAGTGGGTTGTTGTTGATTATTCAGATTTTACAATAGGAGGTAGAAAGATGAATTATATGCCGAAGGTTTTGGAGATGTTAGGAGTTGAAGTCGATATTCCATTTAATGTAATAGGTGCGGACTGCAACCCGTATTTATTTGATGAAGAATACAATTTAATTGATATGGAATACTATGTTAGAAATGGGCTTATAAGGGGATTAATTATAGGAAGTTTAAGAATCGAAAAACTACCATGGAAACCGAAAGAAGGAGAATACTATTATTATGTTGATGTAATGGGTTTAAACGCAGAAACGGAAATCGGAAGATTTACATGGGTTTTTGATGGGTATGATTACTTAAATTTTAATGTTGGTAATTGTTTTAGAACCGAAGAAGAAATAACGCCAGAAATCAAAGAACGGATTTTACGGGAAATGAAAGGAAAGTACGAAAATGATTAAGATTGATATGGAAATGCCAGAACGGTGTTTAGATTGCCAGTTTAACCATGGGATTATCGAAGGGAGAAAAGTAATAGATGTTTGCTTTTTTACCGGAAATGAAACTGGCGACGTTGTTGGTAGAAGAAAAGATTGCAAGCTTATTGATAGCGATAAAAGAACATGCGATACTTGTAAGCACTTGAAAGAAAGAAAAGAATACAGGATGTGTGAAGAATATGAATGTGATTTTCATTCAAAATGGCAAGCAAAATGAAATACTTTAAAATAAAAATAGACGTGCCGAAAGACTTTGAGCCCGGGCAATGCGAGGTTTGCCCGTATAGTAATAACCACGATGATCGGCGTGATGGGTATTGTGATTTAGATCCTCACGAACGGGCGTTGTGGTGCATATTGGAGGTGATAGAATGAATATTATTTTAAAAAGTGAAGTTTTAGTTATAAAAGAAATAAAGAAAAAAACAAAAGCAAAAAATCTAGAAACTTTAAAAGTTGGTGATAGCATACAATTGAGTGTTGATGCTAGTCCGGTAGGAAGGAACAAAGGAACATACGCAGCATACATAAAAATTGAAGATTTGCAGACAGGAAAGTGTAATTATAAATCATTTAATCAAATAGGTGATTTGTACAGAACGTTTAGATTTTGCGGTGATGACAGTGAAGAATAACGGGAAAAGGTTTGAGCAGAACATAAGAGCATCATGTCAAAAGCAGGGGATATTATTTGAACGCTTCATAGACGGTAATAAATTCGGGGGCGGTGGCGTAGATACTATCAGATTTACGCCTGATAGCCCTTGTGACGGGTTTATTTACTGGAATGGTAGACTTGTTTATTTAGAACTTAAAACAGCTTGTACGGGGAGTATAAGCTTTAATAACCCGCCTGACATTCAAGACCGCACAAAGGCTAAACCGTCAATTAAGGCGCACCAGGTTAAAACGCTATTGAACCGGAAAGAGTTTGACGGCGTAGAAGCTGGGTTACTGGTAGAGTTTAGTGACCGGGAAACAAAAACACAGGCGATAGCCGGTGGAACGTTTTATATTGATATTGGTGATTTCTTCCTCTGGGCAGTGCATAGCGGGAAAAAATCAATGAACGTGAAAGATGCTGAATTAATCGGATTGCCAGTAAGCAAGAAATTAAAAAAGGTAAACGCCGATTATGATATCGAACGGATGTTAAAAGCAATACTTGATTAGTGTAAAATATCGCACAAAAATAACAAAATATTACCCTTTGTTTTACTTGAATTATAACTCAAATGGTAATATAGTTATATTAACAAGGAGGTAGTGAAGTGGAAATAAAATTTGAAATTGATGAAAATTACATCAAAAGAATGGTGGAAGATGGTATTGTTGAAAGTGCCTTAAATGAGTATTCAAATAAAATAGAAATTAAACATGGAATCAGGAATGGAACTGACAAAGCGATAAAAGAATACATTTATACAGAAAAAGAAAACATAATTAACAGAGTTGTTGAAAGAGTGACAACTGAAATAGTAAAGAAGGGATTGCCTAAGTTGCTTGAAAATTTAGGGAAGTAGGTAGTGAAATGGAAATAACAGAACAAGAGCGACAAAGTTTAATCGAAATGACGATTGCATTGAGTGAGTTCTTAAATCACCATGAGTTGGATGACGCGATTAGAGTTTACCATGGGTTGGTAGAGCGGTTGAAAAGTGAGGGAGTAGAGTGACATTAAATGAGCGACTAAATAAATACAAGCTGGATAATAACCTTTGCAATATAAAACTATCTGAAATAATAAACGTTGACAAATCAACTGTCAGCAAGGTATTGAGGGGTGCTGAATATAGCCCAGTAACTGCTGAAAAAATTTACAAATCGCTAGGCGATGAATTTAAAAAGTATGTTGAATATAAAAAATGTCCGCATTGCGGAGATCAATATATTGGACGTTCAAAACTAGATGCGTCATGCCGAAAAGATGATTGCATAAAAAAGCAACGGCGCAAGAATCAAATAGAATATGAAGAAAAAGTTAAAAGTGGTGAAATAGTGCCAAAGCGAAACAAAGCGTTTCATAGGAAAGTGTTTATAGATGATGTAAGTTGTGTAATTAACAAAGAAAACTTAAAGCCAATACAAGGTTTTTCTGAATTCATGAACGGCAAGCAGTACGGCGACAGGCAGCGCGAATACTTGCTAAATTTACAAAAAACACAAAGGATGGAGATAAGATAACAGCCGATATTCAAAATGTTTTATTGTTCGTAGTTTGTATAGTTTTATTTTTGCTGATGGGAAGGCGTAAAGATGGATAAGTGTGATTTTTGCCAGTACCGATGGGAATGTAAAGAAAAAGAGAACGGTATTTGTTTGATGGATGAAGAAAGGGAAAAAGATGAAGAAGAAAGACGTATACAACAAAGCAAAAGCGACATGGGGGATTGACGCGCAGGTAACAAAGGCGGTTGAGGAACTGGCAGAGCTCCAAAAGGAATTGTGTAAATTCTTACTTGACGACGGGAACATGGCGCACATAACCGAAGAAATGGCAGACGTTGAAATTATGATTGAACAATTGAAGCTGATATTTGAGAATAAAGAAGCAGTTAAGGCGGTGAAAAAAGCAAAGATTCAGCGGTTGAGCGATAGACTAGATGCTGAAAAGCCGAAATATTTAACTTTTAGTTGTGAACATTGCAAACATAATTATGACGATCGAATTTGTTTTAATTGTAATCAGCATTCAGAATATGCCGAATAAGTGCCAAACGTGTTGGAATTACGGTAAAAGTATTATGTATTGTATTTTTAAATGTGAAGGGATGGAGAAAATGAAAGAAAAAATAATTAAAAGGAATTGCCAAACGTGCAAAAAATGGAAAGTTGGCAAAGATGATGTTTGCAGAGATTGTTCTGTTGAAAAATATCAACCTAATTATTCAAGTTGGGAATGGAATGAGATTGATGTTGGTTGTATGTTTTGCGAAAATGGAGAGAGCGAAAAGATTGGATTTGTAGAGGTGTCAATTTTTAACATAAGAGGTAAAAAGCATTTAACTATTGATGTTTTCGATGAAAATTGCCTAGAAGATGAATGTATAGACGAAGAAAGCTTTGATATTAATTTTTGCCCATGGTGCGGTCGAAAATTATGAAAGATTACATTAACGGTGAAGCCCGTACAAAGGTCGCTTATTTGCGTGACATGGACGTGCTATACAAGGATTTAATTGATGGCGATAATGTGACAAAGGAAGAGCGAACGGCGTTAAAACATGCGAATACGTGGCATAAAAAAGCTATTGCGATGATGAAAAAACGGTTGCCTGATGATTTTAAGAAAATTGACCGGATGCTGAAAGATAATGTTATTGTGATGAAGCCGAAAATACAAGAAGTTATTGATAACCGGTCGATAGCCATAACTGACGATCGGTTGAGAGATATATTGGAAATATTGATAAACGATAATTGCATCGGGTGTACGGCGACAAATTGGAAACAGTGCCATATCTGGGAGTTACAAGACGATTTAGACGTTAGTAGTATGTATAACGAGCCGGATGGAACTTGCCAGTATAAGTTAATGGCTGAAATGGAAAAGGCGAAAAATTCCACGTATGGGACAATTTTTAAGGAGGTTTAAAAATGGAATTTGTGAAATTTGATAATATGAAAATATACTCAGCAGATAGACGCAAAGAGATATGGGAAATAACGTTGAGAGAATTAAAGGAGATAATACTTTCGATAGAAGAAAAAGACATGAATATGCCTTTGCGTGTTTTTTACGATGGTAGATATCACGGGATAACGGACATACACGTAACAACAGGGGAAGACGGGATATTTACCATAGATTAATAAAAACTTTAGGGGGAACAATGAACTTATTTAGCAGAATTAAAAAGATGTTTGGGATTAATAAACTAAGCAGGGTTTTAGGCAAGCGTGAGACGATTGGGCCCGGCGAGGATTATGTGACAAGGCAGATTATAATGGATGCAAACGGAAAAGTACATGAGGTGTATTACCACAACCGTTGCACAGATTATTTAATTGGCGATGTATTGCCGGAACAGATTAAGAAAGATTTATGGAGGTTGGTGAAATGAAAAAGTATGTTTACTATGTTGTTTACTCATACAACGCAAACAACAACACGACAAGTGGTTATGGTTACGTTGTGCAAAATTCAAATGCGAAAATAAAAAACAAAGAACAAGTTGAATATATGCATAAACGAGTTAAAGATTTCATCGAAGAAGATGTTGGAGTTACTGGCGCTATACCAATAGTGACAAACTTCTTTATAATCGACGAATATATGGAGGAAAGCGAATGACACTCTTTGACTATTGCTGTATATATGGCATAATTGCAACGACGATCGGCTTGTGCTTGTGTTTTATACTTTTAGGTGTTTGGCTGTGTGCTGATATTAAAACGGATAAAAAGGGGCGTAAATGAAAACTTTTGGAAAAATGAGTATAGCTTTTTTGTATGACGACGAAACAGACACGGTTGCCATTGAACCGATATTGGAATCGTCAAAACCAGATGTTCCAATAGATGTTTTGCAACACGTTTATATCGCACTTGGGATGCGCTTGTATTTTATGCTTGGCGAAAAAAGATATAGTGATTTAGAAATTGAAAAAATTCACGCCGAACTATTGGGAATATTGGAGAGCGAAAAATGAGTTTAGAAGAATGTAAAAATAAAATAAGAAAAGAAGTTGAGGAATACCTAGAAAATAAAATAGGCGAAAAATTAAAAGAGTTGGATAATGATGAAATGGTAAATGATGTATCTGATATATTAAAAAAATATATTGAATTTGATATATCAGGTAATGTTAAAATTAAACAACAAGGTGTTTATCCTGCGATTGAGGTTGTTTTAAAGGAGGTGGTGAAATGATTAAAATGTTTACTGTTTACTTAACAAGTAAAATTGATGGGGAAAGCGTGTTTTCTCATATAATAAATGACGATAACGATTTTGTACCGGGTGAGGATTTCATGGCATTTTCTGATACTGATGGAGTTACTCATAATTACAACGTTAATTTTGTGCTGAAAGTAGTTTTCCAAGAGGTTGAGAAATGAGCGTAGAAGAAGGTGGAGAAGTGATAAAAATTGATATGGAAATGCCTAAGTCTTGTTCCGTTTGCAAACTAAAGACGTGGGAACAATCCGGTATGTTCAACAAAGCAATATGCGTTTACACATGGAAACGAGCAAAACGGATAAACGATAGGCCTAAAGATTGCCTATTGAAAGAGATGAAGAATGACACGATGTAGACTCTGGTACGCCTACCAAATAGGTGATGACAAGCGGTATAGTTTTAAATTGCATGGGCAGTTTAAAGCTGGATTGAAAGTTGGCGATGAAGTGCATGAATTGTTTGACGGTAAGCGGATCGTTTACCGAGTAGTTATGGTTGATTATAATGCTAAGATTTACGGCGTTAATTACGCTTATGAAGAAATTTAAAGGAGAAATAAAATGGGATATTTTATATTATTTGTAGTGGTGTTTGTAACGGTCGTTTTAATTAAAGGCCGGATTGAGAAGAAGAAACTGGGACAACAGCCGTATATCACGCCTGAAGAAATCGCAAAAGATATGGCCGATATTGAAAGCACACAAGACGAATACGAGAAACAAAGCAAAATTGCACAGTGGAATAAGAAGATTGAAGAAAAAACAGCATGGTTAGAAGCCGATACGAAACGGATGCAGGCAGAACGAGCCAGACGGAAAGCAGCGAAAGAAGCGGAAAAACAGGCGAAGATTGCGTTTAAGAACAGGAATAAGTAAAATGTTGAGAATGCTTAAAAAAGATGAAATGATTATCATCGAAAATATAAACCAGTTAAAAGAGTTGATTGTTTGCATTGGGCATGATGGAATGAGCAAAGTAAGGTTCATCAAGCCTGGAATGGTGATGATTCCAAGAGTTAGCGAACTATTACGGAATAACGACCTTGCTATTGTCTATAATAATGGTTGTTATGGTTTCGGTTCAGCTTCTACACACAAAGAAAAAGGTAAAAAAGTTGTTACAATAAAACAGCTTGAAGTTAATGAGAAAAACAAAGAACTGCTTAAAAAAATGTATGAACAACTCCAAGGTTACAATAAAGACAAGGAAAAAGAACGATCTGACATTTTTATGAATGAATTATTCCGAAAGGTAATTGGCGGGAAGAAATGAAAGTATTTTTAGTAAAGGCAGAAAGTTTTACTTATGACGACTATGATTCAGTTGTATTAGTTGCTGAATCAAAAGAAAGAGCATTGGAAATGGCTAAAGAATCAACATGGGAAACTTATGAAAAAGAAAAACGTTTTTACTTTGGCGAAAGACAATATCCATTAACTGCGGATGAGATTGATTTAACAAAAGAAGATTCTATTTTAGGCTCTTTTAACGCAGGATAAACAGCCAGAACGCCTTTAAACCGGCGTTCTTTTTATGCGTTGTTTATTTATTCGGGGGGATGTGGTATAATATACATAGATTATAAGGGGACAGGGGTTAGCTACCTTTTCTAGTGCCGTTACACTGGATTACCCTTAATCTAATTTAGTCCTTAACGGGGGAAATATGAAACATGGAAATAATTACTTTATTCAATTAGGGCGTGACGTTTTTAACGAGTACAACTATCAAGAATTGCCGATGTATTCACGTTGGATATTTACGGTTTTAAATGAATTGGAACACAAATACACAGGCAAGAACGAGGACTTCTTTTTTCGCAGCAATGAACTACTTGCAGAAGATTGTGGGTTATCAGTAAAAACTATAAAAAGATATAAGAAATACTTGATAGATTTAGGTTTTATTGAGTCATGGCATATGCATTTTAGGAACACAGAATCAGGAAAGTTATCAGAAAAGAAAGTTTGCGCTTACCGTATTTTAAAATAGGCAGAGGGTCTGTGAGACCCTTTGGGCAAAAGGTCTGTGAGACCCTAAGCAAAGGGTCTGTGAGACCCACTATATAATAACAGACTATATCTAAGAATTGGACTTTATCTATTTAAGATTTAGTAAATAACAAAGGTCGTTACCGACCGATGTTAAAAAGCCATCGTGCCATTTTGGTAGGTTGGATATTTAGAAAGGAGTTGAGTACATGAAAGAAAAAAAGAGTAACGCAGGCAGACCGCCACTTTTTAAAAATAAAGAAGAACTTGAGTTAAAGCTTGATGCGTATAAGCAGTATTTGCTTGAATCAGAGAAACCGCCTACTATTGCAGGGCTTGCTTATTATACTGGAATTGATCGGCAAACTATTTACAACTATTCCGAAAAAGATGAATTTTTCGACACATTAAAAGAGTTTAGACAATTTATCATGATGAACTATGAAGAACTAGCCATAGAAAAAGGAAACGGTGGCATTGTGTTCTTGCTTAAGAATTACGGGTACACTGACAAGCAAGAGGTTGAACATTCTGGGGAACTATCACAAGTGGTAATAGTCGATGACATTAGTAAACTTAAGCGATAAGATACTACCTCATTTTTATGACTCGTGGATAGCTTACGATGATCCCAAGTACTTGCACATATATGAAAAAGGCGGTCGAGGTAGTTCTAAATCAACTACTATCACGCTAAAGATTATAATGAACCGTATGCAGACAAAAACTCATGCGGTCATTGTGCGTAAGGTTGGGCGTACACTAAGGTATTCGACACGCAATCAGATACTATGGGGAATACACTACTTAGGCGTACAAGATAAGTTTAAATGGAGCGACACGCCATCAGGTGATATGACAATAGAGTACAGGCCAACAGGTACTAAGATATTCTTTGAAGGTGCAGATGGCGACAAGATTAAAGGATGGAAAACATATGACATGCCAACAACGGATATTTTCTTCGAGGAAATAACAGACTTTAAAACAGATGAGGAATTAACGTCAATTAAGCTTTCGATTTTACGTGAGATATTACCAGATGGTTATAAGTACACGTTCTTTCATGCTTATAACCCACCTAAAAGGCGCGGTCATTGGGTTAATAAAACATGTGAAAGTATATTCCAACCGGACAACGTTTATATCCACCATTCGGATTACAGAGATAACATAAGGTTTTTACCGCCTGAATTTATAGAAGAAGCTGACAACGTAAAAGCAAAGAGTAAACGCCGTTACGACTGGGAATACTTAGGCTTGCCTATCGGTTCTGGTGTTGTTCCTTTTGATAATCTATCATTTAGAACGATAACAGACGATGAAATTAAGCGGTTTGACAATATCCGGCAAGGGATTGACTGGGGATATGGGGTAGACCCTGTATCATTTGGTAGAATGCACTTAGATAAGACAAGAAACATACTTTATATCTTTGATGAAATTTACGGCGTTAAGATCAGCAATAGGGAATTAGCTGAAAAGATACGTGCTAAAGGCTATCATAGCGATTTAATAACATGCGATAGTGCAGAACCTAAATCAGTATCAGAAATGAACAACGAACATGGATTAAAATGTATCGGCGCTAAAAAGGGCGCAGGTTCCGTTGAGTATGGCGAAAAGTGGTTGGATGATTTAGAAGAAATAGTTATCGACCCGGGAAGATGCCCGAACATTGCTAGAGAGTTTGAGAATATCGACTATGAAACAGACAAAGACGGTAACCCGAAAGCAAGACTGCAAGATAAAGACAATCACTGTTTAACAGGAGATACAATTGTTAATACCATAGATGGAGACATTAAAATAAAAGATTTAGTCGGGAAAATAGGAAAAGTTAATTGCTATGATGAAAATAAAAAAGAAAAAACAACGAGCGATTTTTTTGATGTTAGAATGACTGCGGAAAATGTAGACGTTTATGAAATTGAATTTGAAGACGGAAGAAAAATAAAAGCAACTGACTACCATCCAATATTAACAATTGATGGATGGAAATTGTTAAAAGAGCTTACCGAAAGCGACATTATAATTGACATTAGTAACCACATTTGATATAATAAGATATTAAGTTGAGGTGAAATAATGATAGAGTATAAAGAAAATGGTAAGTTCGCATATTTTAATGGTTTAAAATTTACAAAGGATGATAAGACCGGTTATTATCTAAATTCGACTACAAGAAATAGACTGCATCGTTATGTTTGGGAATTTTATAATGGAGAGATAGCAAAAGGAAACCACATACACCACATCGACATGGATAAAAGCAATAATAATATTAATAACCTTGCATTGCTAGAAAAAGAAAATCATTTATCAAAACATGGCAAATTAAGGTTTGAGAATAATAGTGAGTGGTTTAATGAATTCCATGAAAAAGGAATTGAAGCTGCTAAAGAATGGCACAAATCAACTGCTGGTATTTTGTGGCACAAAGAAAACTATCAAAAATACAAAGAATTAATAGCTGTTAAAAAAGAATTCATTTGTGAAAATTGTGGTGATAAGTTTGAAAGCATAAACCATGGTAACAATAAATTCTGTAGCAATAAATGTAAATCTGCATATAGGAGGAAAATGAAATTAGATGATGAAAAAAGAATTTGCCCAGTTTGTGGAGTCGAATTTTTCAAAAACAAATACTCAAAAACAAAAACATGCTCAAAAGAATGTGGAAGAAAACATAGTAAACGCTATAAAGATTAAAAGCATAAAGTATTTTGGAAAGAGTGATGTTTATAACATGGAAGTTAAAGAACATCATAATTTCAGCGTAAATGGTGGGTTAATAGTGCATAACTGCATTGACATGTGCCGATATGCTTGCGAATCAGATATGAAGCAGCAGAAATTAAAGACAATGAATAAATCTATATTGGGATTATAGGGGGAAAGATAATGAGTAAAGAAATAGAAACATACGAATCAAAAGCACCGAACTACATCGCAGTTACAAACAGCGAAACAGGCGAAGTTATTGCACATATTGATTTAAGAACCAACGAAACAATAATGGTTAATGGAATTGATATAAGGCTTGGATTTGGCGAGCCTACATTCATTGATGTTGATGGTAAAATATATATGAAAGTTGAGTAAACTATGCTAACAATTGAGCGCATACAAAGAGAACTTGCAACGTGGGACACTACACGCCTACAGCATTTAAAAGACTATTACGACGGCAAGCATGACATTCTAAGCCGTAAAATGGACGCAGGCAAGCCAAACAATAAACTGGTACACAACTACCCCAGTTATATTGTAGATGTATTCCAAGGGTATTTTATCGGAAACCCCGTAACTTATACAGGCGATGAGAAGACATTAGAAGCGATACAGGATATTTTCAATTACAATGATGAACAGGACGAGAACAGCGAGATTGCACGGCAAGCCGGGATATTTGGGCGTGGTGGGGAAGTACTATATATCGATGAAGCCGGTCAGGTCCGATTCAGGTATTGCGACCCGCTGCAATTAAAAATAATCTACGATAACAGTATCGACCCTCAAATTATTGGGGCTATCAGGAAATACAGCATTGAAGATGATGCCGGAAACACGACCGAGTATGCTGATGTTTACGACGATATGGAAGTAGTCACCTATAAAGTAGACGGATGGCAAGAGACAAACCGAGAGCAAACCTTCTTTATGGATGTGCCTGTTGTTGATTATATGAATAATAGCGACGTAAAGGGCGATTTTGAGGGCGTTATCAGTTTAGTTGACGCTTACAACCTGTCACGCTCAAACAAGACGAATGACCTTGAATACTTTACAGATGCTTACCTGTATTTGATTGGGTTAATGGGAACAACAGCGGAAGAAATAGCCGATATGAAGAACAACCGTACGTTATTGTTTAATGAATTAACTGGTGGGCAATTGCCAGCTGGTTTCCTTGTAAAGCCGTCGAACGTGGAAGAAGCAAAGGAGCAGATCAGACAATTAAACGATGACATCCACAAGTTCAGCAAAGCAGTTGACCTCTCCGATGAAAACTTTGCGAACGGTCAAAGCGGGATTGCGATGGCGTATAAGCTTTTTATTATGAAACAAGTTGTAGCCAACAAAGAACGTAAATTTAAGAAGGGATTGCAGCGGCGGCTTGAATTGATATGTAATTACCTTAATTTCAGAGGTGCAAGCTTGAATTATTTGGATGTTTCTATTAAGTTTGAACGAAACGAGCCAGTGGATGAAGCGTTGAAAGTGGCCACAGCTTTACAGCTTAATGGTTTTGTTTCAAAGGAAACGGCCTTGAGTGCTTTACCCTCTTCAATTGTGCCAGACGTACCGGCTGAACTTGAAAAGCTGGAAGATGAAACAGGCCAATACCCATCCGCTACATTTTTAAGCGAAACCGAGGTCACATCCGATGACGGAAAAACAGAAAGCGATTAAGAAAGCCTATGATGAGATAACGGCGCAGGCCGCAAAGATTTATGGTAATGACTGGACTTATGCGGATTTGATGAAGTTCAGCCGCTTTACTAAGTTAGAGAAGTCAATGCAAAAGTCTATTGATAAGATGTACAAGGAAATACGAGGATTAATTGAGACTGATTTAAACATCAACTATTTGGAATCAGCGACAAACGAATATGAAGGGTTGTTAACGAGCGGTGTTAAGCTACCTAGCATTAAAAAGTTGTACAATGCAAAAGCAGCTATTGAGGTTCCGTTTGGCGGGGTTGTATGGTATGAGCGGTTAGGCCAGAACGCAGATGAGGTGCTTGTAGACCTGTCAAACACCATTAGAAGCGGTATTTACAACGGCGTTAGTTACTCAAATATGACAAAGGAATTGCAAGGTATATTTGGTAGCGACAAGGTATTGAATGACACCATAGCACGAACAGAGACACGCCGGGTTATTTCCGTAGGGCAGACCGATGTATTAGATAAGGTTCCTGAATCAGTAGGGCTATTGAAGAAATGGGTAACGGTAAAAGATAAACGAGTTAGAAGTTTTTCAAAAGGCGATAAGGCAGACCATGCTAAGATGGACGGAAAGACAATACCATATAACGAAGATTTCGTAACGCCAGCAGGTAGTAAAGGCAAAGCACCGATGCAGTTAAAAGGTGCGAACGCCGCCGCCGATAGTGTGAATTGCCGATGTGTCATGCGGTCGGTTATTCCATAACATGTTGCAAATGTCACATGTTGCAAATGCAACAAGAATAATGTATAATTAAGAAAATGAACTAACAGGCAAGAACTGTTAGGGCTAAAAGGAGAAATAAAGATGTTAAACGATACTACAAAACGAATGAATTTACAGTTATTTGCAGAACCAGAAGAAGCACCAGATCCACCAGTGGAATCGCCACCAGAACCACCTAAGACATTTACAGAAGATGAAGTTAAGGCTCAGGTACAAGCCGAAACAGACCGCAAAGTTACGAAAGCATTAGAGACAGCAAGGGTTAAGTGGGCAGAAGAGGAACAGGCGAAAGTTAAGCAAGCCGAGGAACTAGCAAAGCTAAGCGAAAAAGAACGAGCAGCGAAAGAGTTAGAGATTCAGCGGACCGAGTTTGAGCAAGAAAAAAGTAAATTCCAGCGCGAGCGTTTAACATTACAAACAGAAAAAGATTTAATAAGCAAAGATATGCCGGCTGAGTTTGCACCATTTGTGGTAGCAGATACAGCGGAACAGACATTAATTAACATCAATACATTACAGGCTAGTTGGCAAGCAGCAATTGAAAAGGCTATTGATGATAAGGTAAAGGGCAGAACGCCGACAGGCAACCAAGCACCGACATCCGGGGGAGTCACTAAAGAGCAGTTTGAAAAGATGAACTATCTTGAACGGCTGGAATTAAAACAAAAGAACATTAAACTATACGAATCATTATTGTAAAAGGAGAATATATTAAATGGCAGAAACACTATTAACTAACATGATCGACCCAGAGGTTATGGCATCCATGATTTCGGCAACGTTACCGAATAAGATTAAATTTGCACCACTGGCAAACATTGACTCAACATTATCAGGCAGACCCGGCTCAACTCTGACAGTTCCTAAGTTCGCGTAAACTATATGCGCCATATGCCAGCAATGGTATATGCAAACTTCTTTAATTGCTGGGAACCCCTAACGTAAAGACGAGGGCAATCAGCAGCCAAAGTGAATAAGCGTTCCTAAATGTTGTTATATTGTATTAAATATGATATAATATAACCAAACGATAGGGAGGCACTCAATGTCTAAAAAGAAAACTCACGAAGAATTTTTAAAAGAACTAAAAGAAAAAAACAATAATCAAATCGAAACACTTGAAGAATACAACGGATTGCATAAAAAAATAAAAGTTAAATTTTTAGAGTGCGGTCATGTAAGAGAAATGAAACCATCAAAACTTTTGATTGGTCAAAGTTGCGGTCATAAAGATTGCAACGATAAAGCAATATCAAAAGCAAGGTTATCAAATTCAACAAAAGCAAAAGAAGATGAATTAAAAAAACTGGGTTATGAGTTAATAAGTGGTTATAAAGGCATGAAAGAAATGATAACTGTTAAAAATAAAAAATGCGGTCACACATACACAGCAAACGCCGCTAATATATTAAACGGTTCGGGATGCCCAAAGTGCCACGGATTCAAAACAACTGGTGAATTTACAGAGCAAGTGCAAAAATTGCATGGCGATGAGTATAAAATAATCGGTGAATATATTAACAACAGAACAACGGTTAAAATGATTCATAAAAATTGCGGTAATGAATTTAACGCATACCCAAAAAGGATATTAAACGGTAAGTGTTGCCCGACTTGTTACTTGTCAAGTGGTGAAACATTAATCAATGAGTTTCTAAAAAATCACGGGGTTAAATACGAAAGACAGTATAGGTTCAATGATTGCAGAAACAAAAAGCCATTGCCGTTTGATTTTGCCATATTCCAAGATGACAAGGTTAAGTTAATAGAGTTTGACGGTCAACATCATTATGGCAATAGCAATTATTGGGGAAACGACAAAAAAGCAGGCCACAACAAAGTGAAAGAACACGATAAAATAAAAGATGATTATTGTAAAAGTAAAAACATAGAGCTTTTAAGAATACCATATTGGTGGGCAAGAAATAAAAGAATGGATATTGAGTTAGAAAAATTCATTAGGTTCAACGACTAGCCGTAAGGCGTACACCCAAAAGCCGGGTGGAAATGGGAAGGCTCCCACGTGGAGCGTGATATAGTCTGATCTATATGGAAACATATAGCAGTTCTTAAGAGAACGGGCAAGGAGTGGCTACCTTGTTGAACATTATGATATAGGAGCAGCAGAGGACGTGGCTGAGGGCGTGGCAATTGGAATTACTACCCTTACTACATCTGATACCGTCTTTACTATTAAAAAGGCAGCTAAAGCCGTAGAAATTACAGACGAAGCAGTTTTATCCGGTTTAGGCAATCCAATTGGAGAAGCTACAAACCAGATTCAAATGTCTATCGCTGATAAAATCGATGAAGATTTAGTAACTGCTTTAGAAGGTGCTTCTTTGGTTTATAATGATCCCGGTACATTTGACCTTGACACAGTAGCAAACGGCCTTGACCTGTTCACCGACGAAGACGATGAGACTAAAGTAATGCTTATGCATCCGCTTGACGCATCTGTTTTAAGAAAAGCGGTAGCCGGGGCATGGGCTAGATACACAGAGTTAGGCGACAGCATCGTTGTAAATGGCACTTATGGCGCAGTTTTAGACGCTCAAGTTGTTCGTTCACGACGAGTTACCCGTGGTTTAGCTCATATTGTTAAGCCGGGCGCATTAACTGTTTTTATGAAGCGTGGCGTACAGTTGGAAACCGACCGGGATATTCTGGCAAAATCAACTGTTATTAGCGCAGATGAACATTATGGCACTTACCTTTACGACGAATCAAAGGCCGTTAATTTAGACGTTAGAACAACCGTTACATTAACCGTGACAACCTCAGCAGCAGCAGCAGTTGAAGGCGCAACCGTTACGTTTGGCGGCATGACCGGAACAACTAACGCAAGCGGTATTGTAGTATTTAAAATCATCGGCGGTACTTATGACGCAGTAGCAACAAAAGACGCTTACACAAAAACAGCATCAGTTGTTGTTGTAGATGGTACGGCAAAAGCTCAAACAATCGCTTTTGATGCTTGATTGAATTAGGGGCATTACGCCCCTTTTTTATTAAATTAGGAGGTATAACATGCTATTAAACAGACACCGGGCTAAAAAGCCGGATATCGAAGAAATACAGGCATTTGAGCCAGTCGAAGAAGTTCCAGTTATTGACTATGAAGCCATGACCAAAGCGGAAATCATTGAAACATTGGAAAAAGCTGAAATCGAACACGATGCCAGACAGAAAAAGGAATCACTGATTGAGTTGTTAAAGGATGGTAAATAGATATGACAGACCGGGAGAAATTACTAGAATGGTGCAAGCTTTATTGTAATAACGCAACGTTAGTCGATGAAGCCGGTTTCTCGTATGTGTTGGATAACTTAACCGCCGAAATGGAAAGAGTAGGCATTACAAGTGAAAGCCTATCCGACATGAGCCAAAGTTTCGGTAGTAATGATGCTGGCATGAGCATTAAAAGCCTATTGAGCCCGTACAGCCGCTTAAAAATGTTATGAGCGTAAAAGATATTAACAATACTGATGAGTTGCTAAAAACGATTAACAGCATGATAAAAAATGAAGTTACAATTGGCGTTCATGGAGATGTTGGAAGTGACATTTTTGACCGGGCAACATGGAACGAGTTTGGAACACACGATAAAAAAGGAAAAGTTTTGATTCCTGAGCGGTCTTTTATTCGTGCTTGTTTTGACAGTGAAAAAGCGGATATAAACAGAGATATGGAGAAAATAGCAGAAAGAGTTGTCGCTGGACAAATGAAAGTTAAGACGGGGCTTAATCTATTGGGGGATGCCACAAAAGGGCGAGTACAAGAGTACGCAATCAGATTAAGTACTCCGGCTAACAAATACAGCACGATAAAGAAAAAAGGTTCATCTAATCCGTTAGTTGATACTGGTCAAATGATTGGTGCTATTGATTACAAAGTAAAGGGGTAATTTATGTATGATTTTAAAGCATTAGTAACAAAATATAGCAAAGTTGCCCCTTATATCCAAACTGAAACGGCTGGTCATTATGATTATGCTAACGGCGGTGAGTGGGTTCCGGGAACGCAGGCATGGGTAAGTTTTTATGGTGCATTAGTGCCATTAAGCAACAAAGATTTAACCTATGATGAAAACGGCACGTATACTCTTGATGACCGTAAACTTTATACCTACAATGATTACAAGGTAGGGCAAAAGATTAAGCACAAAGATATCATTTACACCATTGATAAGCGTAAAGATTACGCAGATTTTGACAGCGGTTTAATTATCTATATTGTTGTGAGAGGTGACACGGCATGAGCCTGACTACTGTTAGAAACTTAATTGTTAGTAAACTGTATGCTAAAACAGCAAAGCCCGTGATTCAGATGGAACAGACAGCGACTAAACCGGATTACCCATTTATTGGGTATAAGATTATAGTATCGGACAACCGTGAACCGGGAATGTCTATAATGGAACGCGTAGGAGTTGTAAGCACAGACCCACTATTCGATTATGACATTAAAGAAACGGCTATTGACCAAGTAACAGCAACGTTTAGTTTTAATGCATACGGTGCAAAACCTGCTGATGCTTATGATTTAGCAATTACTGCAAAGAACTATATTCAGCACAATCTATACTATGACTTAAAGGATATCGGGGCGGTAGTTGTTAGCGTTGAAGCAATCGGAGACAGAACGGTTTTAATCGACCCTGCGTATGAGTTCCGATACGGTTTTGACGTGATTATCAGGATGGTTAACAGCGTGGATCGCATTGTTTCAAACATTGACGAAATAAATATAAATTTGGAGGATTAAATTGAGCAGATTAAATAATTTTATAGTAAATATAACACTTGCTACCGTCCCCGATAAATCAGCGCCTTTTGGCAAGATTTTAATTGTAACGGATGACGTTGACAAGGCATATACCGCCTATGCAGATTTATCGGCGGTATTAGCAGACTTTGCAGACACAACCGACACATATAAGATGGCGGCCCAATTGTTCGCACAGACACCAGCACCGGACGGAATTGCAGTACTGGGAGATTCCACTATTTTACCGGCTGACCTGACATCTTTGTTGACCGCTAATGTCAATCAAGACTTTACCGTTTTTTACTGTACAAATGCAGACGATACTTTTATCGCAGCGCTAAGCGCATGGGCCGAAGCTAACGAGAGATTTTACGCTGCTACAACACAAAATAAGGCGATGGTTAAATCAGATATACGACATGCATTTATTGGTTACCATAGTGTAGCCGGTGATTACATGATTGAAAAACTTGTGACTTATATGCTTGTTCGTCCAATCGGTTCTGTAGTTGGTAAGTTTAAAACGCTTGTTAATACTGCTGAAAGCGTTGTTACTGATGCAGAGTTAGCGACACTACACGCTAACTATTTAGGCACTTATATCGAAGATATGGGCGTTTTACAGACAACACAGGCACAGACGCAAAGCGGTGAGTATGTAGACGTGGTGCTGGGTGCGTTATGGATTAAGCTTGAAATGGAAGCTGGGTTAAGAAATCTTGCATTGACAACAGGGAAGATTCCATACTCTAACGCCGGTATCGCACTCTTAAAAGATGTAGCGATTAAAGTATTGCAGCAAGGCGCAGTTAATGGTATTATCTTGTTAGATGAAAACGGCAATGCTACCTATACCATTAGCGCAATAACTAGAGAACAATCAACCGCACAAGATAGAGCAGATAGAACTTATAATGGTATTAGCTGGACGGCTTCGCTAGCAGGCGCGATTGAATCCGCAACGATCAGCGGGACATTGGAGGTGTAAAAGATGATAAACGTATATGATTCATTAGATGTAACAGTCATCGGCGACGGTATAATCGCAACTGGTTTAGCTGATGGCGATGCCGTTACAATTGGGCAAAACGAAGAAAGTTTCTCTAAACAAGTTGGAATTCAAGGTGATGTTACTTTTTCAGAGACTAACGACAAAACAGGGTTTGCAACACTGACGCTAAAGGCAACAAGTCCAGCAGTTCGGCAATACGAAGAACTAAGCAGACGTAAAGGCGAAAACGCTTTGTTTGCTTTTCAGGTTATCGATGCTAACACCAACGGCTTAACCTCTGGCGGAACTAAATGCAGAGTAAAGAAATCGGCTGAAAAATCTTATAGCAACGAAGAAGGCACAAGAGAATACGAAATCGAAATTGCTGATTACACTAGCAAATAAAGGACGGTAAATAAATGGCAACTAAAACAGTTACAATAAGCGGGACAGAGTATACATTACAGAAAGTTCCAACAAATTACTGGTACAAGATTAAAGACCGCAGCAAAGATAAGAACGGTAACCCATCCGAGGAAAAACTATTCTCTGAGGTTTTAGAGCATATCGTTGTATCGCCAAAGATGAAGATGGAAGATTTTGAAGAAGTAGAGGATTTCGAGGAGGTCATGCAAGCGGCGATTATGTTTCAATGCAAGCGAGCAGAACCTAAAATCTAAGGAACAATATAAAAAAGATGCAATTAACAATTGGTATTTCTGGAAACCGATCGTTTGTGGGGCGTTAACATACACTGAGGCGATATCAATATTAGATGATAACATATTGCTTGAGGCATGCGCTGCAATTGATTACCGGGAAGAACTAATATCACAAAGCATGAAAAAGAAATAGCGCTCTGAAATGGGCGCTTTTTTTGAAGAAAGGAGGGCAAATGGCAGACTTAAGAAGTTTAGTATTCAGCCTTGTTTTTAAAGGTGATCCGACCGACATTAAGAAAATGAATAAAGCTACAGACGAATTGAAAGGCAATTTCGGTGGCTTAGATAATACTGTAAAAAATATAGGAAAAACAATTGCGGTTGCTTTTGCAGCTGATAAGATTTTCGATTTTGGGAAGTCGGCTATTGAATCGGCTGGATCGGCAAAAGCCATTGATTCGCAATTTACTCAAACATTTGGTGGTTTAGAATCAAATGCGCAAACAGCAATAGATAATATGGCTGGTCAGTTCGGCATGGTTCCAAACCGTTTAAAACCAGCAATGTCACAAATGACAAGCATGTTTAAGGGACTAGGGTTAAGCACCGAAGACGCAATGGGAAAGGCAACGGATGCCGTTACAATATCAGCGGATGCGGCGGCGTTTTACGATAAGTCGTTTAGTGACGCTAACAGCGCCTTGACAAGCTTTATTAAAGGTAATTACGAGGGCGGTGAGTCAATCGGGCTATTCGCTAACGATACGCAAATGGCGGCATATGCAATTGAAAAAGGGCTTGTCGGTGCAACGTCTGAATGGTCATCATTAGATGAAGCAACAAAACAAGCAACCCGTATGGAATACGCTCAAAATATGCAGGAATTAGCAGGGGCAACGGGTCAAGCAGCTAGAGAGTCTGACGGTTACGAAAACCAGATGGGAAATATACAACAAGCGTGGAAAGATTTTTTAGCTATTGTTGGCGGCCCAGTTTTAGGTAGTGTCGTTGGAATAATGAAAAACGTTACCGATGGATTACAACAAGCAGGCGATAAGGTTATATTTTTGCAAGACGGATTTAATGGACTAGGTGATTCGAGCGGTTTAAGCGGGATTGATGCTGACCTGTACGAGGTCGGAGAAAAAATAAGAGGAATATCCGACGGGTTTGTATGGGCTGGCGAAAAAGTTGGCGAATTTATCAACAATACTGGTGGAATACAAGGTGTAATTGACAAAGTTGTGATACTGGCCGGGGCTTTTGCGGCAGTTAAAACAGCAATGGCGGTTTCATCAACGATTCAGGCGGTAATGTCTGCATACAAATCATTAACGGCTGTAATGGGGTTATTAAGTGTTGCGACCATGAAAAACATAGGTGAAACACTATTGCTACAAGGTTTATATGTAAAAGATGCTATACTTAAAGTAGCATCCGCAACAGCTACCGGTATAATGACGGCGGCTCAATGGCTTTTAAATGTAGCTTTGAACGCCAATCCAATCGGAATAATCATCATGGCAATAGCAGCGTTAGTAGCTGGTATTGTTTACCTGTGGAACACTAACGAGGGGTTTAGAAACGCAGTAATCGGAGCATGGACAGCGATAAGTGAGTTTTTAGTACAGCTATGGGATAATATAGTCAGTGGATTGTCTCAGGCTGGTGAGTCATTAATGGAGATTTGGGACGGTGTTTATAATGGTGTTACATCTTTGTGGGATGGGATAGTCGGTTTTTTTACTGGCATTGTTACTGGCGTACAGGATGCCTTTGATGGTGTGAGTGATGTTATCATTAACGCCTTTAACGGTGCGGTTAAATTTCTACAAGAATTACCAGCTAATGCATTAAAATGGGCTGGCGATATGATGGACGGGTTTGTAAAAGGAATACAAAATGGAATATCAGCGGTTGGCGATGCTATTAAAGGAGTAGCTGATAAGATAACATCATTCCTTCATTTCTCACGACCGGATGAAGGGCCATTGCGACAATACGAAACGTGGATGCCGGACATGATGCAGGGTCTAGCTTCTGGCATAACTAATAATGTCGGGCTAGTGAAAGAAGCGTTAAGCGGAATGACTGGACAAATGAGCGCAAAAGTAACAGGTGAAGTATCGGTGACAACTGCTACAGCATCAAGCGGTAGCGGTGTTATGAATTTTTCGCCACAAATAACCGTAAATGTTAACGGCGGCGGCACTGTTAAAGAATCATTCAGCAGCATCGAACAACAACTAAATTTATTTATGGACGAATACGCGCAGAAAATGGCGTTAAGAAATCCTAAAGTAGCATATTAAGGGGGCGCACATGATAGAATATCAAGCCCATGTACAAGACGTAGGATGGACGGAAACGGTAAGCGATGGTGAAGTTGCTGGGACGGTAGGAGAAGCAAAGCGTTTAGAAGCGTTAATAGTAGAATCTGATTATAATTTAGAATATAAAGCCCATGTGCAAAACGTGGGCTGGCAGGATTGGGTTAAGCGTGGTGAAGTGGCCGGGACAACTGGTCAAGGTTTGAGGATGGAAGCGTTTAGGATTAAACTAATCGACCCCGAACAAGGTAAACACGTATGGTATCGGGTTCATGTGGAAAACGTTGGTTGGACCGATTACGCTATCGATGGTGATATTGTCGGCAGCGTGGGGCAATCGTTAAGAATGGAAGCCGTTGAAATCCGCATTGTTGATGAGGTAACGGATGAAGATTTTGCTGATTGGTTAGAATTAAGCAAGAAAAGTAAATTAGGTGAAGTAGTTTTTTCGGTTGCTACCGGCGAAGATGCTACCATGACCGCAAACATTACAGACAAGCCAATCGAGGGTGGAAACATTTCAGATCACGCACAGTTACAACCATTGACTATGAGTATACCCGGTTACATTGTGGGCGATGATGCTCAACAAAAACTGGAAAAGTTACGGGAGTACATGAAAAATAGCGATGTTTTACGGTTTGTAGGTGTTGACATTGCACAAAATGTCATGATCACAAGCTTAAAGACGGGACGGGCGGCAAATATTGCTGATGGCGTAGCATTTACGGTCGATTTAAAAGAGGTTAGAATAGCTGAAAGCGTTGTAACGGTAATAGATGAAGCATACGTCTATACCCAAGCCAATGACCTGAAAAACGGCGGATTGCAGGCGGTGTTAACAGAATGAGAAACTACATAAAAATAGATAAATCGTTAATTCCGTATGAGTTTGACATCCGGTTAAACAAAATAACTTATACGTTTAAGATTGACTATAATTCACGTCATGATTTTTTCACTATTGCCATTACGAAATCAGACGGGACAGTTTTGACCAGCGGTGAAAAGTTGCGGTTAAACAAGCCGTTATTGTCGGAGCGTGGATATGTTGACTTTCCATTAGTAACGCCGAACGATGCAACGGGGCAAGCAACCCGGATAACATGGGGAAACATGGGCGTAACTGTGTTTTTATATGTTGGGGTGCAAGAATGACACGATTATTTAAACGAGAAAAACAGTTAATCATCGGTGAAAAGATAATGCCAGATTTAGAAATTGACTTTAACGTGACGTTTAACGAAGATGATGTAGCCCCGATTAATGACGTGACGGTCTACAATGCTAGTCCGTCAACTTTGGGCTATATACAGAACAACATGGAGATAAAATTAAACGCCGGATATAGCGGTAATTTAGGTTCGGTTATCGTTGGAACGATTGCGAGCTTTAAAAACAACCAGAACGGCGTTGATTCAGAACTAAAGATACTTGTGAATACTGATATTAATGCGATATTCAACCGCACAGTGGCGAAAACATACGCCACCGGTACAAATGCACAACAGATACTTGAAGACCTGTTACGGGCTATAAACGTGGAAACCGGCACAGTGTTTGTTAACAATAATATCACGTACGAAAACGGGAAAAGCGTAAACGGAACGTATAAGCAAATAATCAACGAGATTGTAAAAGAAACAGCGTCATACATGTTCGTCAGGAACAATATTTTATATATCGTGGATGGCGTTTACGAGTTGGACACCGGTTATTTATTAAAGCCGGAGACCGGTCTTATTGGTAGCCCTGAAGAAATTGAAATCGACGGGGCGAAAGGGTTTAAATTTACAATGTGCCTTAACCCGATGATTACCACGGGTTCTGTTTTCCGGGTAGAATCTAAAAATGTTAATGGCTTATGGCGGGTTCAGGACGGAACTCACAGCGGTATTAATTTTGAGACAGTAGTTAATTGCTTGCCAACGGACAAAGTAACCCGATATGTACCGCCTGTTAAAAATAAAGCAGTTGCAAGTGGCAACACAAACAAGGACAAGGTTTGGAATTTCTTGATGGGGCAAGGATTCTCAAGAGCTGCCGCCGCTGGCGCTATGGGAAATTGCGAACTAGAAAGCGGTTACGACCCGAACGCAGAGAATAGCAGTTCCGGGGCTTATGGAATATTTCAATGGTTAGGCGGTCGAAAAGATACGCTATTCGCACAAGCGGCAGCATCAGGCCGGGCAGCCAATGATTTATTATTTCAGTTAGACTATTTTAATTGGGAAATAACGGTCGGCCCCGAAAGTGATAGTTTTTCAGTTTACGGCGGTTTAGCTGGTGGATTGAACGAGTTTAAGCAATTCACCGACCCAATATCCGCATGCTACAGTTTTGAAGAATCTTTTGAACGTTCGGGCGGTCAAGGCATGAGCCAACGGTTAGAATACGCTCAAGCCGTTTATGACTGGAATGGTAAAACCGCTGGACTGTATGAAGGAACAGGCGGCGATGGAAACTTCCCGGCTGGTGCTTTTCAGTGCGAGTGCGGTTGTGGGTTGGATGCAGTTCCCGAACTAAAAGAAAAAATGAATCAACTCTGGGATATAGTCGGCGAAATAATCGTAACAGGTGGCGCAAGGTGCGAGTATCAAAACAGCATTACACCGGGTGCCGCTCCTAACAGTTTACACAAAACAGGCGAAGCGGTCGATTGTTATTGCCCGGGTGCATCAGTTGATTATTTGGCTGATAATGCTCAAAGCGTTGGATTAGGTACAATCCGTTATTATAGTAGCGGTTTTGTTCATTGCCAAACATATCCAAGAGATACCACGGGGGATTAGATGAAATTAGATGAAGTAATTTTAAACATTATTAACAATGAAATAGCGACGATTAACACAACTATGGAATGCGAGGTGACAACGGTATCGCCGTTGACTATTAAGCCCGTACAAGATAAAATATATGCAGATAGTGCGGTTAGTTATGATTTAATTGTAACAGCTAGAAAATTAAAGCAGTGGGGATTGGTTGACGGTTCGCCAACGGCCTTTACCTATCCGCTAACAGTGGGCGACCGGGTAATTGTGGCTTTTGGCAAGCATGACTTAACCAACGCCGTTATATTGGGGGTGATAGAATGATATCTTTTCTAATTGAAAATGATGATATTGTTTTTAATGAACAGAATGAGTTAAAAATTATCAGCGGCAATGAAGAAAAGGCACAGAGTATACAGCGAACTATGACTACAAATTTAAAAGAGTTTTTTTTAAATGAAAGATTTGGTTTTGATTATCGACTATTACAACAAAAGACCATTAATAAAAATTATTTGCGTATGGGTATAAATGATGCTATCACGTTTGACACGGAAATTAAAGGCATTGATAGTTTGACGGTATCAGAACCAACTGCAGACCGTAAAGCTTCAATCGGATTTAAAGTGCTATTGAAAAACGGCACAACAATAGAAAGTGAGGTGAGTGCCTAATGTTTGGATTAAACAAAGATGGATTCAACCGGATGCGGTATGCTGATATCATCGCAGAAATGAACAGCCGGGCAAGGAGTGTATTTGGTGCTGACGTTAATTTAAGCGAACATAGCCCATTAGGGATGTTTTTTAAGGTAGTAGCGTTTAGCATGGCTGTTATCTGGCAACTAGCTGAATACGTCTATTATGGAGCATATAAGGACACAGCAGAGGGATATCAGTTGGATGGTGTTTGCCAGTATATCGGGATCACACGAAAACCGGCGAGTTATGCGACTGGGACGGTTACATTTACGGGAACAGCTGGGACTGTTATCCCGTTACAATTTTTAGTATCGACCGGAACTTATCAGTTTTGGACACAGCAGATTGCAACGATCCCATCCTGCGGAACGGTTGACGTGCCGATTAGAGCGATTGAACTAGGAAACACAAGCAATGTATTAGCTAGCACTATTACAACGATTGTAAACCCATTGACGGGCGTTACAGCGGTAACAAATGCAGCGGCAACAACGGGCGGCGCTGACATCGAAACAGATGAGTCACTAAGGGCGAGATATGACGAAAGCATATCGCTAGGCGGTGCGTCAACAACATCGGCAATTGAAGCGGAACTATTGCAAGTGCAAAACGTAGTAGATGCAAGAGTTATCGAAAACGTGACGATGGCGACGGTAGACGGTGTTCCCGCTAAAGCATTTGAATCAACAGTGTACGGTGGTATTGACGCAGATATAGCAGATGCCATTTACCGAACAAAAGCGGCAGGAATACAGGCGTTTGGCGATACAATTGTTCCAATAACTGACGATTACGGACAAGTTCATAATATAGGGTTTAGTAGAGTCTCTGAAATAACTATTTATGTAAATGTAACACTAACCACAGACGATGATTTCCCGATTGATGGATTGACAACAATCGAAACAAATATCATAAAATATATCGGCGGAACTGACGCAGACAGCACGAAATATTATGGCTTAGGATTAGGCGATGACGTTGTTTATACTAAAATAATAGGTATATGCCATAGTGTAGCTGGGGTAACTGACGTTAGCGTCACATTATCAACGGATAATATAACATTTACAGCTGCTAACGTTGCAATTGCAACGGGTGAGGTGGCCGTTACCGATTATGCAAAGGTTGTGATCGCATGAAACTAGTAAAGCGGCTTACTGATAATTACAAGAAAAACCCCGAAAGCAATATAGGTAAACTGTTATCAGTCATTGATTTTGAGTTAGACCGACTAAAAGACACCTACAAGCTGATTGACAGTTACCGGGCTATTGATAACGCAACAGGTCAAACATTAGACAATATCGGTAAAAACGTATTGCAAGACCGGGGAGGAATGGACGATATAACCTATCGTCTTTTCCTTAAAGTAAAGATCCGGTCGAACTTGTCCGGCGGTCAGATTGAAACCATTAACGATATTATGACCACCGTATTGGGTGATAACTATTTGGGCTTGCGTGAGGTTTGGGATAACTCAACTTACAGCAATGAACCGGCGGCTTTTGAAATCCGCTTTGTTAATTTTTTTAGTGACATTGCTGCACTATACGCAGACGCAGAAAATGACCCGTTTTTCTTTGACGGTGAATACTACTTTGATGGCACACGAAAATTTGATGGCGGCTATACGTTTAGCTATGCAACGTGGGAACCACAAATAATCGCGACAATGGCAAAATACATGGAAGTAGTTGAATTTATCAGGGCAGCAGGCGTTAAGGCTTGGTGGAATGAGCCGCTAGACATTGAAACGTTGATAAATATAACGAATGATGTTACAATTATAGACAAAGAATCAGCTATTACAGATATCAATATTGCTAATGACGTAATACTAAAAGAACAAACAGAAGTTATTAACGGAGCAACATCGTTATTCGACGGAATGTTTTATTTTGACAGTGCTATATTGTTTGATGGGAATAGGGATTTTGTTGTAAATGATGTTGAAATATTGGAGGTTTACGCATGACAAGCAATATAAAAATAGTTCATGATGTGGAAGTAATTGAGTTAACCCGTGATGAATACGAAAAACGGGAAAAAGAAAAAGCAGAAAAGGAGGTCGATGAATGTCAACAGCTAACACAATAACAACAGCGGCGCAAAGAGCAAAGTTCGCAACCGCACACGCAACAAGTGGAGTTTTGCCAATTATCGCGCAAATCGGATTTGGTACAGGTGGACACGATACCGGTACGGGATTACCGACACAACCAACAGGATTAGAAACAGCGGTCGGCGGTGAGGTAGTAAAAAAAGCAATTACAAGCGTAAATACAACAGTTCCAACAACAGCAGAGGTGTTAGGTATTCTTGATTTTGCAGAGGGAAACGGCGTTTCAATTTCTGCTATTGGACTATATGATTCAGATGGTGATTTAATCTGTTTAAAACATACCGAACCAAGCCCAAAAACAGCAGAGAAACGCATGGAAATAATATGGAAGGAGCAGTTCTAGTATGGCATTAACTCAAATATTAACAACAGACAGCGTATCGGCTAGTATTGTAAATACTAAAATTGTGACTCCTACTAACAATTCATTGACATATCTTGAGGGCTATGTAGACGCTCTAAACATTAATGACAATGAAGCAAGGCAAGAAATTTTAGATATTAAATTGAAATTGGAAGAAGCGGCTGTGATTGATTTTTTAAATAAAACGGGCGTCGGTTTTTATGATTTGTTCGCAGACACATCGAACGTTGACGCAATAACCACAACGGCAACAGTATCAGGCGGAGATGTAACCTTTGCAGGTGCTAAAATTTTACAGATGGATAGCCAAACATTTAGCGACTTTACTGGTGTTGATTTGGCGTTGTACGACAAAGAACGAGTAATTTTTACAATAACCGTTAATGTTACAGACAGCAACACAATATCAATGGACATCGCGCCGGGCAGCAGAACAATTGGCGAAAAGTTTTTTTATAATGGTGAAGTTTATACCATTACAAATGTAGTGGAGGTATAGTAATGGCACAAGCAATTGGTAATCTGGCCGTTGAGTCTAAAGTTAAGTTTGGAAATTATCAGGTTGAATCAGAACCGGCAGCACCGATTATCTGGAAGATCCCGGATAAAAACCACAGCGGGTATCCAGCAAACAGCGTAACATTATTTGCAGAAAGCATAATCGACTTAAGGGGGTTCGACGCAAAAGAGCCAACAAATGCGGACGCGAATAGGCAGACTTCGGGTAATAACCGGTATTCACTTTCTAACATCGATCAATGGCTAAACGATAGCGGGGATTCGTGGTGGGCGGCAACGCATGCTTACGATGCTACGCCGAACGATGCTGGAATGTCACAGCCGACTGGATATAATGACAAGCAGGGGTTTGAAAGCTATTTCACCGCAGATGAACTGGCGGCGGTATTGAGCACAACGATTCGAATTGCAAAAAACACAGCCACGGACGGCGGGAGCTATGAGGACATTGTCCGGAAGTTTTTCCCGCCGTCGACAACAGAATTAAATCTTGCAAATGAAAATAACATCGCCGAGGGGGTCGTTCTGGCAGCATTCGCCGGAGCAACTGACACCACCCGACTTGCTTACCCAACCCAGGCATTAGTGACAAATACCCTAAGTGCCAGTAAGCCAGCTTCGGTTGCGGATCCGTGGCACTATTGGTTAAGAACTCCGTACTCGACCTTTTCCTATCCCGTCCGGATCGTGCATTCGTCCGGCGCACTGAGCAATGCGAGTGCTTATGGTGGGTATTTTGGCGTTCGCCCGCTTTGCAATCTGTCATCTGATATCTTGGTATCTGACACGGTCGATGCAGATGGGTGCTACCAAACAATTTTTACCACGCCGCACGTAATAACCATGGATAAGCCAATTACTCTGGCAGCGGGTACAGATCTGACTAAATTAAAGTTTGCCCCACAGATCAACGCGGCAGATATGACACTAAAAGAAGTAGATGCCGAAAAACAGATCTTTGAAAAAACAAACGTAAGCGGGACGGAAGTGACTCTTAAAATTGCCGGAACCGATGCGAAAATTGATAAATTGGCTTACACAGTAAGCTAGAAAGGTTGAATCATGGGAGTTTTTATAAACAATAAGATCATCGTTGAAAAAAAAGAAAAAGAGCAAACAAAAAATGAAAATGCGGAATTGCTGTTTAAGCAAGCGATGAGTGAAATGGAAATTGAAGGATTAAAATCAGAAAATTCTGATTTGATGGTGCGGGTAGCACTTTTAGAAATGGGAGGAATAACAAATGCATAGCAGAATGTTTAATAGTATTAAAAGATATTACGATGAAGGCCGTTACACAAAAGATCAGGTGAAAATATTCGTAAGGGCTAAATGGATTACATCCGACGAATACAAGGAAATCACCGGCGACGATTACGTGGCGTAGACAACCGGGGGAGCAATCCCCCTTTATTCACATCTAAGGGGGAAACATGGACGAACGCAGAAACGACTGCATTGATTGCGTACAAGCCAAAGCATTAAGCGAACGCATGGACAGATTAAGCGAAAAAGTGACAAAGTTCGAGGATGGATTCGATTTCCGGATCCAGACACTAGAAAAGCAGGTAGCGGTGTCGGATGAAAAGTTTAAACAGATATTTGAGAAACTAGATAAGATTATTCTAATACTAGATAAGCAGGCCGACAGAATCCCAAATTTTGTTTGGGGCGTGGCTGGCGCTATTGTGTCTGGGGTATTTATGTGGCTGATAAAATAAAAAAGTACGGTAAATGTATTGTTATTTTATCCATATCGGCTATTTTAACGGCTTTGATACTTTTCTTGATATTCTATAAGCCACCACTTAAAAACGCTTGTATCGACGATTTGAAAGATGTTGACGGTATCGGTGTTTATAAGGCTGGTGCGATTGTCGAGTTTGTCACCTACAATCAGGATGCAGAACCAGAAGATTTGGACGTTATCGACGGTATCGGAGAGAAAACAATCGAAAAAGTAAAGGAGAAATACAGATGAAAATAGAATCAGGAACAATAATCAGAACGACTGTATTGGCTGTATCATTGATAAACCTTGCATTAACATCATCAGGGCATAGCGTTTTACCATTTAGCGATGAACAGATTGCAAGTGTTTTTGCTGATGGGTTCGTCGCTATTTCAGCAATGGTATCATGGTGGAAAAACAATTCGTTTACGAAAAAAGCTATTGAAGCTGACAAAGTGCTGAAAGAGAGCAAGTAAATGTTAGGCGTTGAATATCAAGTACATGTCGATGGTTACGGCTGGACAGGGTGGAAGAAAAACGGACAAGTAGCTGGTACAACTGGTGAATCACGACGGGTTGAAGCTATTCGATGGCGATTGATTGACAAGCCAGAAAATGAAGAAGTATTTTTACATGGTAATGCTCATGTGGAAAATATTGGCTGGCTTGGGTTCGTTACGGAAATGGTAGTTTGCGGAACAACCGGAGAAGCCAGAAAGCTTGAAGCGTTGCAATTTCAATTAGTTGGCAAAGATTCTGATAATTATAGTATTAATTTCCGTTCACACTCACAGGATCTGGGCACACAAAATTGGGCTAAAGATGGTGAATTATCAGGGTCAGAAGGTGCAGGATTGCGAATTGAAGCGGTTCAAATGCTTGTAACGGATAAAAGTGTGGACTTATCACTGCAGGACGTTCCGTCATTTAAGCACTTTGACCCGATACCAGTGGTTATTCCCCCAGAAGCCAATGAAGATAAAGCAAGCGATCATTTTGCATGGATTGAATACGCTTGTGATTGTATCAGACCACAATATAATTTCGGCTGGTGCGACGGTTACCCAGATACCGCATACGGTGATAAATCAATGTCACCGGAACTATTGCAAAAAATCGAACAATTACGGGTGAATATCGGTGTACCCATTACCATTACTAGCGGCATCCGTTGTCCGTCGTGTAATAGTTATTGGGGCGGTGCTAGTGATTCATTGCACATGGACGGTGAAGCGGCTGACCTTGTTTGCCCGTCGTTATCGGTTGATGAATTAGCAGAAGCGGCGCAGGCGGTAGGCTTAGGCGTTATAAAATACTATTCAAGTGGATTTGTTCACGTACAGACATGGCCTAGAAATACAGTAGGCGATTAACCAGAAAAGTTGCCCAACCTTACGGCTATCGGGGACGGGAACCATCTTAACGGGTGGTTCTTTTTTATTGCTTATTATTTATTTATATGTTATAATGTTATTAAACAAATAAAAGGAGTTGATAAAAATGGAAACAATGAAAAAGATGATTACAATTACAAAGGATCTGAATAAACGATTAAAAGTTTATGCAGCACTAGAAGAAATTTCGGTACAGGATTTAATGATTATGATTCTAGACAAATTTTTACAGGAAAGAGGATATTAATATGAATGAATTAAAAGTATTTGAAAATGTTGAATTTGGGAATGTTAGAGTTATTGAAAAAGATGGTGTTTTATGGTTCGTTGGTAAAGATGTTGCCGATGCATTGGGCTATCAAAACACAAGAGATGCTATATCAACCCATGTAGATTCAGACGATAAAGCTGAGGTCGCTATTCACGACGGCAGCCAAAATAGAAAAATGACCGTCATTAATGAATCTGGACTTTACTCCATGATAGTATCAAGCAGATTGCCAGCAGCAAAACAGTTTAAAAGATGGGTAACATCTGAGGTATTGCCATCTATAAGAAAAAACGGCATTTACGCAACAGAAGTAACGGTCGAAAAAATGTTAAGCGATCCAGATTTTGCTATCGAATTGCTGACCACGCTAAAAGAAGAACGTGCAAAACGATTGGAAGTCGAAAAAACTAATACAATCTTAATGCACGTTACAAAGAATTACACAGCTACCGAAATAGCCAAAGAGTTAGGTTTTAAATCAGCAACCGAACTCAATAAGATTTTATCACAAATGAAAGTCCAGTACAAACAGAATGAAACATGGGTATTGTATAGCAAGTATGCAGACCGTGGCTATACGGATATCAAACAACAGGTACTTGACAGCGGTAAAGTCGTTTATGACCGTAAATGGACGCAATTAGGCCGTAAATTCTTACTTGAATTGTTTAGCGAACAAACGGCACTTGATTAATGCATAAACATAGTGTATAATAAACCTACCAACACATTCACAACCTTTCAAAGTTTTCATTTTTAACCTACCTTCACGAATTGCACTCCTTAAAACGGGGTGCTTTTTTACGTTCTAAATTAATTAATATTATTTTATATAACCTGTTGACTTATTTAAATAGACGTGCTATAATAAGACCATAGAAACAAACAAATACAAATTTGAAGGAGTTAAAAATGAAAGCAAAATTTAATGTTAAACCAAAGCACAGTGATTACGACTTAAACAAAATATTTACTTATGGTGTTGAATATGATGTTTTAGCAGATTACAGAAATCGACAAAGCGGTCAAGCGATTAGAGACAACGGGCTTGTTGTTGTTGATAATCAAGGTACTGAAAGAATGGTTTTCCTAGACGAATTTAAAATAATAGACGACGGTAAACAATGTTTTACTTTTAACTAAAAACTACAACCCGAGCCGGGGCGGTAACCCCCGGCAGAAAGTAGGGATAAGATGAGATTATCGCAAACAAAAGAATATAAAGAACTTTTAACGACACTGGCACACGTTGGAAATAAAGATTTAGAGGGATTAATTGAAGAAGTTTTATACGAAGTAATTTCAGAAGCTGAAAAAAGAGCATGGGGCATTGGTTATGCTTCAGGATGTGAAAAAGGCTATCAAGCCGGAAAGAGTGGAAAATGATGAAAGTTAAAAAGTTAATCGAATGGTTGAGTAAATGCGATCCAGAACACGAAGTTTATTTGCACGATAATTTATCTAGTGATGATTTTTACATTTTGTCAATGATGCAAAATGTTGAAGAGAAAGAAGTGTTTTTATCATTTAATTGTTTTGAAGGAGAGAATGAAGATGCGTAAAGAAGTAGAAATGTTAATGGCTGAATTGTTAGGGATGAAAAAAGTGTTAGACCCAAAGGCCAGCACGTTCCCATACAAAAACAGAGAGTTTTACCAGGGCGAAATCGTTGATAGTGTAATCGAACGTTTAGACGAAATATTGGAGGATCGTTTATCATGTTAGAGACTAAAAGCAAGCCGACAAACGACAACCGACTGTATAAATTGCAAGAATGCGGCGACAGTTTGGATTATAAGAAGATGGTTGACAAATGGCGGCGTTATAACGGGCTAGAACCGCTATACGGCGTGGAAAAAGAAAAACAGGAGGTATTATAAGTGTTTAATTTTGGAAGGCTTATAGAGCAAAAATCATCAAGAACTGAAACATATGTTAAAACAATTTCAAATACTCAAACAAGTTTACTTGATGATGAAATGGAGTTTCTTATCGCAGATGGTTATGAGTTAATCGGAGGGATAAGAACCGTTACTGAATGGGCTGTTGATTTCAGCGATAACGAAAAAAGATTTGACGTTATCCATTATGCAACGTTTAAAAAGGTTATTCATGGTTAGAGTGTTACACCCCCTAGAAATGGGTGAAAACTACTTCCCGTGGTTGTTTGCAGATCACGGGAATTTGTTCGACAACATCGGGCAGGCAATTAATTTTA